CGCATAATGTAAGAGATATGATACAACCGTTGTCGATTTACCTGTCTGCCGAGGCATCTTACATATGTTGAAACGGTTTTCATGAAAATTCTGAATTAATTTTTTTTGAAAAGGGTATTGTTTGAATGGAACTAAACCCTCATCAAGAGATACTATCTTTATATAATTATTTGCAAAATATACAGGATCGTCTTTACATTTTAAAAATTCAACAATATTCTCCTGCGTAAATTCAATAGGAGTATTTGCCTTTTTTAAATTGGGATTACCAAGATAAACTTCACTCATTATATAAAATTAAATTTTAACTTATTGTGTATCCTACTTTTGCACCTAATACAGCAGCGTTCGCAGCAAAGATTGCTTCAGTTGGTTTTTTCTCTACAACTTCTACAGAGTTACCTGGCATTGTAAA